GTCCCCTTAAGACCGCCGCTCAGGGAAGCCTTGGAAAACAAACGAATGAGAGTCTTTTTTGGAGGCAAATTGCGAATTCTCACGAACGCCAAATCGGATTCGGGAAAACGTCGCACATCTGCTTGAGTCATGCGGCAGCGAATATTGGTGGTGACACCATCCGCAGCAGCACACGCAATGATCTCCAAATCAAACGCATCGGTGTCAGGGATGCCATGGTTGTTGCACATGTAAACATGCCCAGCAACACAAGTCGCACGCGTCGGACGCCGTGTCTGCACCACAGTACCACCCATAGTTTTCTCAAAGTGTGAGATGAAAGTCACACAATTGCGCAACAACATGTTCTGAACTTCTTGAATGGGAAAAGCCAAGTATGATGTGTTCATGGCATCGACATCGAAGCTCGTTGTCTGGTAGGAATCTTTCCTCCAAACATTCACCCTCTCAACACCACATGGAACAGGTGCCCGCTCCTCAGGGATCTCAGGTGGCAGCTCAACGCTCTCGGGAGTGAGATTGGAGACTTTCCCAAAACACCTGTACACCATCTGGCCAGCCTTGTAGGCAACGACACCAGTGGTAATGGCAGCTGCTATGAATGCCATCATTGGAATGTGACCGATCTTGCCCTGAATTCGCGTCCCCATACGCTGGAAAAAGTACCTCATCATGCGCGTGTTGTTAATACGCTTGGCACAAAAATACCAAAAAAGGCGCTTGCAAATGGGGAATGAATAGAGCCATGTCATCCCCTCTCGGAATATCGTGTACTCCAAGAAGAAAAACATGCCAATGCGAATCAAGTGAGTGAACCAGTAATCGATCCACCCTTTCTTGTACGCCTCCTCCAAGTTCTGCTGCATGCTGTTCTCAAGCACATCAAAGTACTCGTCACTGGCAATACCAACAGGGGGCTCTGGAGATAGCGGTGGACTTGGGCTAGGGGCAGCTCGGTAAACCCCATCACGCAACACTGGCGCTGACCTCGAAATCTCCCGCTCAGGGGAGGATTCGTAAAAGTCACTATT